GGGACAACGAGGGCCAAAGCCGGAATCGAACGTAATCAAGCTGCTGCGTGGCAATCCTGGTCGCCGCACGCTCGATTTGTCCGATGGTGTACAGCCAGAAGTGGCGGTGCCGGCTGCTCCTGTACATCTGTCGCTCGAAGCAAAAAAAGAATGGAGCCGAATCACCATAGAGCTGGAATCGTTAGGATTGGTAAGCCGACTGGATCGTGCCGCCCTGGCGATTTACTGTCAAACGTGGGGGCGCCTTGTCATGACAGAGAAAGCACTTGCCGCCAAGCAGAAGCAGGCGAAAGAAAGTGGACTTGACGAAGTAGAGGCAGTATTCACTCATCAAACCCCTACCGGATTTGTGCGAGAATCTGCCTTGTTCCGTGTCATCGGAAAGCTCCAGCAGGACTGTGACAGGTACCTGGCCAGCTTCGGCATGTCTCCATCATCTCGGTCGCGTGTCAAGGCGTCTGTAAAGCGTCATGGCGATCCATTAGAAGAAGCACAAAGAGAAGCGTGGAACAACCTGTAGCCCAGCCATTTGCCGACATCTCGACGCAGTACGCGCGTGATGTCGTCGAAGGGCGAATCCCGGCCTGCAAATGGCATCGCCTCGCCTGTCAGCGTCACCTGTCCGACCTGTCGCGCGCCGCGCTTGACCCCGCCTGGCCCTATCGTTTCAACCCTCAGCAGACCGATTCGGCGGGCAAGGCGTACCACCCTGCCGAGCGCATCTGCCGTTTCGCCGAACTCATGCCCCACATCAAGGGCGACTGGGCCGCGCGGCGGCAGCTCATCAAGCTCGAGCAGTGGCAAATCTTCATCCTCTGCAGCATCTTCGGATGGGTAAATCGAGATACAGGGAAGAGGAGATTCCGTGTCGCCGACATGTTCATTCCTCGAAAAAACGCCAAGAGCACGCTGGCAGCCGTGATTGGCCTCTACATGCTGGCGGTAGACGGCGAATTTGGCTCCGAAATCTACTCAGGAGCCACGACACAAGATCAAGCCATGGAAGTATTCCGGCCAGCTCTGCTGATGGCGCGCGCCACGCCCCGTTACCTGCAGGCTTACGGAGTCACCGTCAATGCCAGCAATATCTCGGTCGTATCCACCAATAGCAAGTTCGAACCCGTGATCGGCAATCCTGGCGACGGCGCTAGTCCATCATGCGCGCTCATCGACGAATTCCACGAGCACAAAACCTCAGCGCTCTACGACACCATGCAGACCGGCATGGGAGCCCGCTCGCAACCGCTAATCGTCGTCATCACAACGGCTGGATCTGACCTCTCGTGTCCGTGCTACCTGCACCAGGTCGAGCTACAGAAAATCCTCGAATCGATCGTCGAAAATGACCAGCGTTTCGGCATCATCTTCGGAGTTGATGACGGGGACGATTGGACGTCCGAAGATTCCCTGCGCAAGGCAAACCCAAACTATGGCGTATCGATCGACGGAGACTTCCTCAAGATGCAGCAGCGCGACGCCATCTCCGACCCGCGCAAGCAGAACACATTCAAGACAAAACACCTCAACACATGGGTCGCCGCCGCATCTCCGTGGCTCAACCTGCACGCCCTGCAGCAGGCTGGAGACCCCGCCATTACGCTCGAATCGATGCGCGGTAAGCCATGCGTCATCGGTCTCGACCTGGCCAGCAAAGTCGACATCGCTTCGGCGATCTGGCTATTTTCGGAAGAAAGAGACGGAGAAGAACACTACACCGCCATCTCCCGCAACTACCTGCCTCAGACAGCCGTCGACAAGCCGGAGAACTCCCACTACCAGGCATGGGTTTCCGGAGGCCATATCACACCGACGCCTGGCAACATGATCTCATTGAGACAAATTCAGGATGATGTAATCGACAGCTCAGAAACCGTCTTGATCCGCGAAATTTCGCTTGACGCATGGGGTTCCCGCGAAATCGCCCCGAATCTTCAAGAGGAGGGATTTGAAGTCGTCGACATTCCCATGCAGACGCGCCATCTCTCGGAACCAATGAAAAAAATCGCCGCGCTCATCGATGCCGGACGATTTCATCACGACGGAAATCCCGCCTACGTCTGGATGCTCTCAAACGTAGAAGTCTGGAGCGATCGGAACGAGAACATCTTCCCCCGCAAACTGCGCTCACAGAACAAGATCGATGCCGCCGTCGCCACAATCGTCGCAATGTCCAGAGCCATGGTGCCCAGCGAAGAAAAATCTCCTTGCCTTGAGCTTGTCGTACTATGAGCGCCGCCCCCACCTGGTACAACGCTGAGCGCGTTGCCATCCCCGGATCGGTGATCCTCACCGCCTGGAAGGCCCAGCGGGAAGCCGCTCGGAAGCTCAGCAACGCCACCACCTACACCACCAGCTCTGGCGGAAGAGATAGTCAGCTTTACGAATGGCTGACCGGCTCCGGGTCCCTGTCCACAGCCGGACCTGCCGTCAATGAAAGGACCGCGCTGGCCATCTGCGCGGTTTACGCATGTATCGGTCTGATCGGCGGAGCCATCTCCAGCCTGCCGCTGCCCATTTACCGGCGAGGAGGAGATTCTCGCCAGCGCGTCGACCACCCGTTGTCCGACCTCCTCAACGTCGAGCCGACCCCCGCCTGCAGCGCCGCCGTCTGGCGAGAATACCTGATCTGGGCCTTGCTGCTGCACGGTGACGGATTCGCCAGGATTCACCGCAAGGGAGGTCGTCGGAGCCTGCTGCCAGATGTAGTCCGGCTTGAGCCCCTACACCCTTTAGACGTTTCAGTCTCGATAAATGGCGACCGTCTTGCCTATCAACTGATCGATTCAGCCGTCGACGGACGCATGATCACGCTCGATCAGGACGACATGCTGCATGTTCCTGGGCTCGGATTCGACGGCTGCCGCGGCGCATCTCCACTGCGGCACGCCGCTCGCAACAGCATGGGATTATCACTGGCTGCTGACGAGTATTCCGCGCGCTTTTTCAGTAATGGCGCCCGGCCGGATTTCGTGATCACCACGCCTGGCAGAATGGACGCTGCCGCGCAGGCACTGTTCCGGGAATCCTGGATGGCCAGGTACGCCGGCCTTGGAAACGCCCACATTCCGGCCATTCTAACCGGCGGCGGAGAAGTCAAAGCGTTGTCACTCAATCCAGAGGATGCTCAGCTCATCGAGACTCGCAATTATCAGGCCGCTGACATCGCCCGCTTCTACGGAGTCCCGCCCCACATGATCGGCCTCACCGACAAGGCCACGAGCTGGGGCAGCGGCATCGAACAGCAAGGCATCGGATTTGTCAAATACACCCTCAGTCGTCACCTGGTCAAGATCGAGCAGGAGATCAATCGAAAGCTCCTGCGCGACGGAATCCATTTCGCAGAATTCACCACCGCCGGCCTCGAACGGGGAGATTACAAAGCGCGGAATGAAGGCTACCGCATCGCTCTCGGGCGTGCAGGGGAACCCGGATGGATGACCCCGAATGAGGTACGCCGCCTCGAAAATCTCCCACCTTTGCCGGACGGAGACACCCGCGCCACGGGCGAATCCCAATCCGTTTAAAAGACATGAAGCCAGGAACCCGCATGAAGACGAAAAGCCCCCTCAACAAACTTCTTGTTGACAATCGAGGAAAAGGTCTGTTTCGTGTTGAGAATGTCTCTCTGGATGAAGCCACCGTCTATCTCTACGACATCATCGTGTCAGACAGCTTTTTTGGTGGCGTCTCCGCCATCGACTTTGCCAGGGAGATGACGGCTATCAACGCAGGGACCATCCATCTGCGCATTAATTCTCCGGGTGGAGAAGTCTTTGCCGCCCAGGCAATGTCCCAGATTATCCGCGAGCATGATGCGCACATCATCGCCCACATCGATGGACACGCAGCCAGCTCCGCCTCGTGGGTCGCCCTGTCCGCCGACGAAGTCGTCATCGCACCGGGCGGCATGATAATGATTCACAACGCGCAGACTATTGCCTATGGCGATTCCCGTGATCTCAACGAGACCGCTTCTCTGCTCGAAAAAGTCGACGGCATCCTGATCGCCACCTATGCCGAAGCCACCGGACAGGACACCCAGCAGATCGCCGACTGGATGGATGCCGAAACCTGGTTTTCGGCGGAAGAAGCACTGCTGTACAAGTTTGCCGATCGGATCGCCAGGAATGATGATGTCGCCCTCGAGAACGCCATCCAGTGGAATCTCACAGCCTGGTCAAAAGCGCCATCAAAATCGCCAGCAAACCAAGATGGAAACAGAAACGATCCGGTCTCAACCCTCGATCACCTCCGCCGGCGATTACGCCTGGCAGAGAAACAGACGGCCTAGACGCTCCCGCGTCTGCTGATCAACCGTCAGAGTGCGGTTTTTTTACATCCTCTATTTAGGAGAGAGAACACCATGAAATCCATTCAAGCCCTGCGGGAGCGCCGTTCCGCGATCGCACAATCCATTCACAAACTGCTCGACGACAACCCGGGCGACAAGTGGACCCCATCCCTGCAGGAAAAATACGACCAGGGAATGTCAGAAATCGAAAACATCTCCGCCGAAGCCACGCGCGTCCAAAATGTTCTCGACCTCATCTCCGAGAACTTCGAGAATGACGCGGCGAGTACCGTCGTCGAGCGCACCGCGCGTGACAAAAAGCGCCCGTCCAACGTCGAGGCCTTCTGGAATCTCATGAAAAAAGGCGAGAAGCTGGTCACGCCGGACGAATGGGGGGTGCTGCGTAACACCATGTCCGTAGGCACCTCAGCACAAGGCGGATATACCGTTCCCACCGAGGTTTCCGCCTCCTTGGCCGATGCGCTCAAGGAATACGGAGGCATGCGCTCTGTATCCGAAGTCTTCCGCACCACGCAGGGGAACGACATCAATTTTCCGACGTCTGACGGCACTTCGGAAACCGGCGAGCTGATCGGAGAGAACACCACCGCCACCGGTGCCGACCCGAGCTTCGGTGTGGTCACGCTCAAAACCTACAAATTCAGCTCGAAAGTCGTGGCATGCCCATTCGAACTGCTGCAGGATTCGGCGATCGACATGGAAGCTGCCATCATGTCGCGCCTCGTCACCCGACTGGGACGCATCACCAATACCTATTTCACCACCGGCACCGGCAGCGGTCAGCCCAATGGAATTGTCACGGCAGCAACGTCAGGAAAGGTCGGAACAACCGGACAGACCGTCACGGTCATCTACGACGATCTGGTGGACCTGGTACATTCCGTCGATCCTGCCTATCGAAATCTCGGGCGGTGCAAATTCATGATGAACGATTCCTCGCTGAAGGTAATCCGCAAGATCAAGGATTCCAGCGGGCGACCGATCTTCATGCCTGGATACGATGGCCTCGGTGGATCCTTCCCGGACACCCTGTTGGGCTATCAAATCCAGATAAATCAGGACATCGCCGTGATGGCTGCCAATGCCAAATCGATCTTGTTCGGCGATTTCACGTTCTACAAAATCCGTGACGCTATGGACATCCAGATGTTCCGTTTTGACGACAGCGCCTACATCAAACTCGGACAGATCGGATTTCTCGCCTGGATGCGAAGTGGCGGGAACTTCGTCGACGTCGGCGGCGGAGTCAAGTATTATCAGAACTCCGCGACCTAATTGAATTTCAACATCGATATTCCGGCGCCAGATCGGGCGCCGGACAGGAGAAAATCATGACGGTCAGACTACTGTCCGGATGGAAAGACCCGCGCACCGGCCGGGAATACAAATGCTCAGACCTGCTGACCACAGACCCAGCCACGGAAACCGGACTGGTCAGCGCGAAACAGGCGGACACTAATTTGTCTGGTGGGAACGCATGGGTCCCTCCCGCGTCGCAAAACACCATCGACGCTTCAGAATGGCTCAATTCAACACCGATCTGCATCGCGTCCATTGGTGTACCATTTATTATCCCGCCTGGCGATGGCTCGGCAAACGGACTTCAATTTACCGGGTCTTTAGGTGCATTCACCCTCTCCGCAGCCATTCTGACCAATTCATGGAATGTACTCAAGGGCTGCTGGATGTATATGCCAGCGTCTTTCGGTGGGTCTACGTACCCGGCTGGCTGGTATTGGGCAGTGTTTTCCAGCGACACGGCAGGGATTCTCTATACCGAGACCTATGTCTCAGGGAGACCGGCTCGTCCGGCTACCCAAACTCCATTTTCGACGAATCTTTCCGGATGGCTGACCACCACGACCGCAGAAGTCACGGGCCCCACCGGATTTCTGGTCCCTGGCGGGGCCATGGGCAACAGCGGCAGACTCAAAACCCATTTGCGCTGTCTAGGCAACGCAACGGCCAACAAGATATACCGGGCATATCTTGGGGCCACTCTGACTGCCTATGTCGGATCGGTCACCACCAACCCGGACCTCGAGTGCCTGTTGTCGTCAGTTAATCAAGGGGTTCAGAATTTGCAGATCAATAGCCGGCAAGCGGGCTCGACCGGGGTCGGGGTCAGTGGAGGAACTTTCTCAGTCGGAGCTGAAAATTCTTCGGCGGATACCTCGATTGATCAAATTTTGTCACTCAGCCTTCAGATCAGCACCACAGCGGCCTGTGCAATACTGATTCATGCCGATGTCACAGTTACTCACGGAGATTGACCCATGGCGAGAATTTCATTTACCGGTGCCACACGATTTGCCGATGCCGAAGCAGCCCGCCTGGCTGCAGTCGGTGCCGGCGATCCGGTTCACGTCCATATCATCCCGAATGGCAATATCGTCTGGGTTCTGACCGGGCCGGACGCCCCAGCGTCGCTCAGCGCTAATGACGTTAAATTGAGCCGCATGCAACTCTACAACGGTGCTTTGGTCACCGGAGGCCAGCCGCTGCTGGTGGCCTTCGAGGCATATGCCGCCGATCGCATCGCCAATGGCACGCCGGTACAACGCATTTACTGGAGAGACTGCAACGAATTTACCCGCAAAACGACATTCATCAACCAACTGCGGGTAGCGATTCAGGGCGCGAAAACCAACCCGGTCAGTCTCAAGGAAATGGACGACGTCTTCATCAACGGTTCCGGATACGCCCCGGCCACGACGTAACATGTCACTGATCCTCATCACTCCGCCGGCCGTTGAGCCCGTCACCGTCGACGACATCAAGGTCGCCGGGAGGATCGACGGCACCGCATTTGATGCGCAAATCACCAATCTGCTTATCCCGGCGATCCGCCAGGAAGCCGAGTACCGATTGTCTCGGCGCCTGATCACGCAGACTGTCGAGCTGATCCTAGATCAGTTTCCATGCCTGTCGTCTCTGGCAATCGATCTCGTCTTCCCCGATGCGCAGGCGATCACCAGCATCAAATACATGGACAGCGCCGGGGCCGAGCAAACGCTGTCCGCTTCGGTCTATCAGCTCGATTCGGATAGTGTCCCCAGTCGCGTCTTTCTCAAGTCCGGCCAGTCTTGGCCGGAGACACAGAATCTCCCAAGCAGCGTGCGTATCCGGTACACCGTCGGATATGGCAATGCCGGGACGGATGTCCCAAACTCGGTTCGGCTGTGGATCATTGCCCACGTCGTGCAGGCGCTCGACCACCCGGACGGCCTGGATGCCTCCGGTTTGAAACCCTTGCCATACGTCGATCGGCTGCTCGACGCCGAGACCGTCGAGCGCGCCGCCTGATCATGCCGACCTCTGCATTCCAGCCGGGGCGCGCCGCGCATCGCATCAAGCTGCAGGCAAAAAGCGTCGCGCGAAACGCCATCGGAGAAGAGATCGTCACCTGGACCGATGTGGTCACCGAGACGGCCGATCACTGCCTGTGGGCCGAAGCGTGGCCACTCAAGGGCCGCGAATTTTTCGCCGCGGCCGAGACGCAATATGCCGCAGACGTTCGTTTTCGTCTGCGTTACCGATCCGGCGTCGTCCGTGAGCAGCGCATCCTCTGGGACGGCGACCCGTACGACATCACGCAGGTCGTCGACGTCGGCGCCGGGCATCACACGCTGGAAATCCTGGCAACCAATGGGGTGCGGAATGGACGTTAAAAGAAATGCCGAAGGCATCACCGCCACCGTCGAGGGCATGGACCAACTCAAGGCCACTCTGCTCGCTCTGCCAGACAAAATTCGCCGCAAAGTGCTGTTGAGCGCGTTGCGCAAAGGCGCCGCGGTGGTGCGCAAGGCCGCGCGGGCCGCCACGCCGGAACTCGCCAAACCGACGCCCTACCGCACCAAGGGCCTGCTGAAAAAGCGCCTGATGGTCCGCGTTTCTCGGACTTCAAAAGCCGCCGGACATGTCGGTGTTTTCGTCAACATCCGCCCGGCGGAAGGGACGCAGTACGTCAAGCACAATCTGCTCGGGGTCAAATACAAGACCGTCAAGCGTGAATCGCAGCGCGGCGCGCGCAGCCCGAATGACCCGTTCTACTGGAGATTCGTGAATTTCGGCACCAAAAAAGGGAACAAACTCCCGGCCGCCAAATTCCTCGAAGCCGGCGCCGCCGTGCTTCCGCAGGCCCTGGAAATATTTGAACGGGAAATCGGGCCAGCCATCCAGAAATTCGACACGCCATGAGCGCCGAAGCCAACCTCTACTCGGCACTGACCGCGCGCGCGGCGCTGACCGCCCTCGTGAGTACCCGCATTTTTCCGGATGTCATCCCGGAAGGCTGCGCCCTGCCGGCCATCGTCTATCAGCGCGCCAGCACCTCTCCGGTGACCACCATCGGCAATGTCACCGTGGCCGAAAACATCCGGTTCGTCATCACCGCCTGGGCAGAAACCCGCACCGCAGCGGATGCCGTGGCCGTCGAGATCGGGCCGGCACTGGCAGCCGCTGAAAATCCAGCGGTCGATCGCTCCACCGGATATGACCCTGAGTGCGGGCTATATGCCGCCACCGTTGACGTTGACTGGTGGCACCTGCCGTAGCCTGATTTTTAGCAGCACAAACTCCCCGGCATCGGCTGGGTTTTTTTGGAGAAATACCAATGAGCACTCCCCGCAAATGGTCGAATGTCGCCGTTGCCATGCAATCTGCGCTAGGCGCCGACATCACGATTACCGCTATCAGCAAGGCGTCAGAGGGCGTCGTTACCGCGACCAACACCCTGAGCAACGGCGATTTCATCACCCTGACGATTCAGGGCATGTACCAGCTCAACGACCGCGTGGCCCGTGTCAAAGCGGTTTCCGGAACCGGCTTTACCCTGGAGGGCGTCGATACCACGCTGTTCGACACGTTCAGCAGCGGCACGGCCAACAAAATCACCTTCGGCACCTCAATCACCACCGCGACCAACATCACGTCGTCCGGTGGGGACTTCGACTTTATCGAAACGACGACGATCCACGGCAACAGCAAGTCACAGATCCCCGGGCTGCCGAATCCCGCCAACTTCTCATTCGACAACATCTGGGATGTCTCCGATGCCGGCCTGCTGGCCATCAAGCTGGCCAGCGATGGCCAGGCCAAGCGCGCCTTCAAGTTTACCTTTGGCACCGGCGGGCAGATCATGGCATTCAACGGCTATGTCGGCGGCAACCTGCTGCCGGCCGGTCAGGCGCAGGGGCTGGTGACCACGCAGACAGTGATCACCATGAACGGCTCGCCGACGTATTACGCCTCCTGATGAGCACGTTATCCGAAAAAATCCGCAAGGCGCGCGAGATCCGCGTGGACGTCGGCGGCAAAACGTTCATCATCCGGCGCCCGACGACGCTCGACATGATAGACTTGCAGGGCAAGTCGGCAGCGCGAGCGATCCTCCCGCACATCATCGGCTGGGAGGGAGTCACCAGCCTCGATCTGTATCCTGGGGGCGACGCGGCGCCGGTGCCGTTCGACACCGACGCCTGCGCCGAATGGCTGGCCGATCGCGTGGATTTTCTCGTCCCGATCGCGCAAGCCGCGGTCGACGCCTACGACACCCACCACCGGCTCATCGCTGACGACGCAAAAAACTGACCGGCTGGCTTGAGCAGCAGAATCTTCCTGGGCAACTCAGGCCAGCCGGCCACCCGCCCAACGAAATCGCCCTGGCTATCCGCGCTTGGAATCTCTGCGGCGGCATGGAGTGGGAAGCGATTCCGATTGTTGCCGACATTTTAGGCGTGCGCGACGTTGAGCGATTGATCTACCAGATGACCATTATCAGAGACCACCAGAGGCCGACCTAATGCCCATTGCCAAATTGTCGATCGACCTGGAAGCGAGGCTTACTAAGTTTGAAGCTGGGCTGACCAAGGCACAATATTCCGCTGAGAGGTCGGCTCGGAAAATTGAGGGCGCATTCTCCGGAGTTGGCGACACCATTCACGGCGCATTTGCCGGGATTGTAGCGGGGCTTTCCGTCAGCGCGATCACGAACTTGATTCAGCAGGCCGTCGACGCGCAAGACGCTCTCGTTGACCTCAGCAAATCCACCGACATAGCCGTTGACAAGCTAGCCGGCATTGGATTTGCAGCGCAGACCACCGGTGGCGACCTCGAATCGATTGCCGCTGCAATCAACAAGCTGCAAGTCAATATCGGTAAAGACCCGGAGAAGTACAAGCAGCTTGGTATTGACGCCAAAAACGGTTATGAGGCGTTCAAGCAGCTAGCCGATATTTTCGTTTCGATCGAAGATCCGGAGAAACGCTCTGCTGTCGCGGCGGAAGCGCTTGGCAAGGCATGGGCAGGCTCTGCTGCGGCTCTGTCAGAGGGTGGTAAGGGATTTTCCGATCTAGTCGCGAAAGGCGAAAAGCTTTCAAGCGTAACAGTCGAATCTGCGGCCCGTGCGGCAGAACTAAATTCAAAGCTGGATATTTTGAAAGCGCGCGCTTCAGGCGCTGCGCATGAATTCGTCAACTCTCTTGTTCCGTCGCTCGATCGTACCGCCGTTCGCATGGAGGCGCTGGCCGCGCAAGGCAATGGGCTCCAGGCGGTTTTCATTGGGCTTATCGGTCTGGCAAAACTGCCTTTCGACGCGGTTTTTGGTGAGGTTGATTTGTCGCACAGAAAGCAGGTTTCCGAGCTTGAAAACACGCTCTCAATACTTGAAACAAAAGCCAAGCGCGCGGAATCTGCGGATGGAGGTCTGCTGAATCAATGGGTTTACGGGAAAAAGGGCGAATTTGACCAGCAAATATTGGCCACTCGCGGCCAACTTGATGCGCTGAAGAAATTCGGCGACAAGCTCAAGCCGTCCGGTGACGGAGAATCAAAGCCAAAGCCGCCATCATCAGACGCCATCAATCGCTTTATCCATCCTGGCGGAACATCAAATGGTGGCAGAGCCAACACGTCTAAAACCGTTGACGACGGCCAGCGGCTGTTGCAGCAACTCAAGGACAGAATTCTCGCCACGCAACACCTGACCGAAGTCGAAAAACTCGAAGCGGAGATCGCCGATGGCAAATACAAGACGGCCAGCGCCGCGAATCTCGAAAAGGCAAAGGGGTTTGCCCAGACGCTGGATAATTTGGCCTCCCTGCGCGCCGCCGCCGATGCCGCCGCCGAGGAGCAGCGCAAGCGCGCTGACGATTTCCAGCGGATTTTCGACGCCACGCGCACCCCGGCAGAAGCGCTGAATATCGAAATCGCCCGGCTGATGACCCTGCTTGACAACGGAACGCTCGGCGAGGGGGCCGCGGCACTCGAATTGTTCGGACGTGCCGCGCAGCAGGCCGGAGAGAAGATGCAGAACCTGGAAGAACAGGTGCAGCGGACCGTGGAGGGGATCGACGTATTTGCCAAATCGGCCGCAAAAAACATCCAATCTGCATTCGCCGAATTCCTCTTCGACCCCTTCGCCAATGGCACCAAGTCCATGCTGCAGAGTTTTGGAGAAACCGTCCGGCGCATGATCGCCAACGCCGCGGCGGCTGATCTCGGCCGGCGTTTGTTCGGTGATCTTGGCGGGAAAGGTGGTCTTGGCGGGGTCGTCGGCGCCGGTCTGGACCGGGTCAAAGACTGGCTCAAAGACGCCCTACCCAGCTTTGACATCGGCACCGCCTACGTGCCGCGCGATATGATCGCTCAGATCCACAAAGGAGAACGCATCGTGCCGGCTGCCGACAACCGGCCAGGCGCCCTTGGCGGACATTCCATTTCCGTGGTCATCAATATGGGCGGGAGTGGATCGCCGGAGGAAGTGCGCCGCGCCGGCGGTGCGGCCGCTCGCGAAGTGCTCGGCGCCATCTCGGCTGCCAGGAGATACTCCTGATGGCAGAATTCCTCGAAGAGCGCATGCCGCTCGATATTCGCATGGGCGTCAGCCATTCCAACGACTATTCTGTCATCATAATTCGGACCGCCGGAGGCGCCGAGTATCGTCAGCTCGTCCATCCATATCCTCTACGTCGCTGGACGCTCAACTTCACCCTCCTGCGCGATGATCTCGCCGCCAGGGTGCTGGCACTTTACCATCGTGCCTATGGAAGATTCGCCGGATTCCGGGTGCGCGACGTCGACGACTACAACAGCAGTGCCAGCGGCCGCGGGGCAATCACCAATCTCGACCAGACGGCGACGCGCATCTCTGCCGGCATTTATCAGTTGCGCAAGGAATACGGCGCTGGCGGCTCGCCGCTGGGCATCGGACGCCCGGCGAGGATCGTCTACAAACCGGTTTCCGGAACCGTGATTGCCGCAAAAAATGGCGTGTCCATCAGCTCCGGGTTAAGCGTGGACACCACAACCGGGCGCCTCACGATCTCTCCAGCGCCGTTGGTTGGCGACACGATTACCGCTGGATTTGAATTCGACATCCCGGCCCGTTTCGACTCGGCGATGGTCGTGTCATCACTCTCGCGCGATGTCCGTGACTGCGGATCGATCGACATCATCGAGCTGCTCGCGCCATGAAATCCGTCGTCACCGATGCTGAGCTGCGTGTACTGTGCCTGCGCATCATGCCAGTGATCGGGGCTACGATCTACCTCACCGATCACCCGCGCGATCTCACGATGAGCGGCCACACGTACCTGTCAACGTCTGGGTACGAATTCACCGGCTACTCGGCGACCGCCGGATTCTCACCCGGCAGCCTCGATCTGCAGGGCATTTCCGGTGTTGCCGACATCAGCCGCGCGCAGATCGCATCTGGCCTGTTCGACGGCGCGGTGGTCAGCATTTTCGCCACCTCGTGGTCCGCTCCTATCGAGGACGAGGAGCCGATCGTGCGCGGGATATTCGGCAAGGCGCGTCTGGAGGACGACCGCTATGTGATCGACGGGCTGTCGCTGATCGACGCTCTCAACACGGCGCGCAATGACCAGTTCACCGCACAGTGCCCGAAGGTGTTCCTGTCTCAAGGTTTCGGCGGCTGCCTGGTGCCGGCCGCGCCTAATACCGTGACTGGCAGCTTGACCAGCGTGAGCAGCGCCTCGTCTTTCACCGACACTGGACGCGGCGAGGCGTCCGACACGTTTGCCGCCGGTACGATCCAGTTCACTTCGGGGCAGAACGCCGGCCTGAAAGCACTGGAAATCCGGAGTTTTTCGGCCGGCGGGGTGATCGAGACGTTCGAATCGTTTTACTATTTGCCGCAGATCGGCGACAACTACACGATGGTGCGCGGCTGTCGCAAAAGGCGATCGGACTGTGAGACGCGGCAGGGAGTTTCCGGGACCTTCAACAACATCATCAATTTCGGTGGCTTCCCGTGGGTTCCTACCGGCAGCACCTACGGGCAATGGGGGCAGAAATGACCGCTGACGATCTGATCAGAGCTGCCCGCCGCTGCCTCGCCACGCCGTTCCGCCATCAGGGCCGCGTCCCTGGCGAGGCACTCGATTGTGCCGGGCTGCTCGCTGAGGTGGCGCGCGCCAACGGTTGCCCGGTGTGCGATCAGCAAGGCTACAGCCCGGAGCCCTCCGGCGATTCGCTGCTGCGTGCCGTCGATGCGCAGCCCTACCTGATTCGCCTGCCGGGTGGCCTGGCCGACGCCGCCGCCGGCGACGTGCTCGCCATGCGCTTCGGTGGTGCGCCGCACCACCTCGCCCTGCACTGCGGAGCGACGATCGTGCACGCCTGGGCGGCGGTCGGCTGCGTCTGCGCGCATGAACTGACCGCCGCCTGGCAGCGGCGCGTGGTTGCCGCCTGGCGCTTCCGGGATCTGGCCTCATGAGTACCGGACGCATTGTCGGAACGATCATCGGTGCAATCGTCGGGAAGTTAATCCCACCCGTCGGTCTGGCGCTCGGCGCCTCGCTCGGCGGTGCGCTCGGGGATCTCGTCGCCCCGCCGAAAACTCCGACTGTCGATGGGCCGCGGCTGTCCGATCTGTCGGTGCAGACCAGCACCTACGGCGCGCCGATCCCGCGGGTGTATGGCACGATCACCCTGTACGGCAACGTGATTTGGTTGGAAAACAATCGGCTCACGGAAAAATCCAAAAAATCAGGTGGTGGCAAGGGTGGTGGCAAGGGCAGCGCCGCGCGCACCCGCACCTACAGCTATTCTGCGACGTTTGCCGTGGCCCTTTGCCGAGGCCCGATCGTCGGGGTGCGCCGCCTCTGGCTGGGTCCGAATCTGGTCTACGACGCCGGCGCCACCGATCACGAGACGATCCGCGCCAGCAATCAGGCGGCCAGCCTGTTCACGCTCTACCCAGGCAGCGACACGCAGGAGCCGGACCCGCGCATTCAGGCAACCCTCGGGGTCGATCACACGCCGGCCTGGCGCGGCCTCGCCTATCTGGTGATCGCCGATCTGCCGCTGGCCAAATACGGCAACAGCCTGCTCGGCGCGCCGGTCAAAGCCGAGGTGGTGACCGCCGGCACGCAGACCGACTACGGGGTGACTGCGCAAACCGCGCCGATGGCGCAGGGCGCCCGGATCGTCTGGCACCGCGACCGCTTCATCGCGGCCGAGTTCGACGGAAAAATCTGGACCTCGCCGACCGGCGAGACCGGCACCTGGACCCTGCGCTACGACGACGCGGCATCCGGCGAATTCCGGCTGGCTACAAACGGCGAAATCTGCGTGCTGACGCGGTTTGCCAGTCCGTTCGTTCTCACTTCCTACGATGGCATCACTTGGGTGCAGCGCGTCGTCCCAGACTGGTTCGGTAGCTCCATGCTGGTCGATGTGGTGGCCGGAGGCCGTGGCTTCCTAGCCAGTGCGGATTGCACCTCCGGCGTGCAGTGGTTCGCGTTGTCTCCCGATGGCATCGTCTGGTATCCACAGGCCGTGCCGGCCTCCGGCTACTGGTTCACCCCGCTCTGGAACGGCTCCGTCTATGTGGTGCTCAATGGCGGCGGCGCCAGCGGAATCTGGACCTCGCCGACCGGCCTTGAGGGCACGTGGACCCTCGCCTACACCAGCGCGACGCAGTATTACCGCGCCACCGTGCTCGCCGGACGTTTCGTCCTGGGCGGCAATGACTCCAGCACCCTGACCTCGGACGACGGCTATACCTGGACGCTGCATTCGGCAGCCCTGCCGGGCTCCGCCGAGGCGATGGATGCGCTGGGCGAGGTCGCCATCTGTCTGCACTACGGGACATTCAGCGTGTCGTCGGACGGGGTGACCTGGGTCGAATATCCGATGGGGGCGGCGCAATCGGGCTGGCACGGACTGGCCAGCAACGGAGCGGTCTGGCTGGCCTATCGGGACAGCGGCATCGCCTACACGATCCGGCCAACAGCTCTGGCCAGTGCCTCGACCACGCTCGCCGACATCGTCAGCGCGGAATGCTTGGGCTCCGGCCTGCTCGAGGCCAGTGACATCGATGTCAGTAGCCTGACCGACACCGTGCGCGGCTACCGAATCGGGGCTTTCGGCACCCTCCGCTCGGCGCTCGAACCGCTGCAGGCTGCATGGCCATTCGACATCCGGCAGCACGGCTATCAGATCGAATTCGTTCGCCGGGGCTCCGCCGGGGCTGTCGTCACCGTGCCGGGCACCGACCTCGACGCCCGCCCGGACAGCCAGTCGCCTGGCGTGCAGATCACGCTGCAGCGCGAAATCGACGCCCAATTGCCGCGCCGGGTAAGCGTGCAATATCTCGACGCCGAGCGCGAATACGACACCGGAGCGCAGTACGCCGAGCGGCTCAACAGTAGCGCGCTCAACGAAACGCTGCTCGACCTGCCGATCGCGCTGACCGGTAGCGAGGCGGCCGGCATGGCCGAAGTGCTGCTCTATCTGGCCTGGCTCAATCGCACCGAGGTTAATTTCTCGTTGCCGCCAACCTACGCCTACCTGGAGTGCGCCGACGTGGTGAATCTGACCACGCCGGAGGGGATTCTGCCGGTCCTCCTGCACTCGATAGAGTACACCAGCGATCATCGGCTGGACTGCAAGGGGCGTCCCGATCGCCCCGCGCTGTATCAACCGGTCGCCCTGGGCGGCGCGCCGGAGACCACCGGCCCGACGACGATCTCGACGATCGGGCCGGCGACGCTGGTGCTGCTCGACCTGCCCCGCCTGACAACCGCGCAGGACAGCCCGCTGCTGCTCGTCGCCATGGCTGGCGGCAACGACGTCTGGCCTGGCGGCGCGCTGCTGCGTTCGCTCGACGACGGTGCCAGTTTCGATCAGCCGCTCGAAGTGTTTCCGCCGGGCGCCACCATCGGATCGACCGGTGCGGCGCTCGGAGTGGTCGATTCGCGCGTCGTCGATACCGCCTCGCGCCTGACCGTCACGTTGGCCAGCGGCAGCCTGGAGAGTGTGTCACGCGCGCTGATGTTCGCCGGAGCGAACCATTTCGCCTATGGCGAGGACGGCCGCTGGGAGGTCATCGCGGCGGCCAATTGCACCCTGATCAGCGGCGCCGACTATGCGCTGACCGATCTGCTGCGCGGCGTGGCCGGCACCGAATGGGCGATGGGGCTGCATGTCGATGGCGACCGGTTGATTGCCCTCGACACCGATTCGTTGGAATCGCTGCCGATCGAGATCGCTGCACTTGGCCAGGAACGCCTGTATCGGGCGGTGACCTTCGGCCTGGACGTGGCGACTGGGTTGTTACGCGAGCAGACCTGGCGCGGAGTGCAGTTCAAGCCGTTGGCGCCCTGCCTGCTGACCGGCGAGCGGGATGCTGGCACTGGTGACTGGCTGCTGTACTGGGTGCGCCGAACCCGCATGGGCAGCACCTGGCGTGATCAGGTCGACGCGGACCTCGGCGAATCGGTGGAGTCCTACTGGGTCGAGATTTACCAGGACTGGACCTACACTACGCTGCTGCGCACGATCATCAGCAGTGCGGCGTTTGCGGCCTACACCGGGGCGCAGCAGACGACGGATTTTGGTGGTATCCAGACCACACTCTATCTGCGCATTTATCAATATTCCACGGTGGTCGGCTGCGGTTATCCGCTGACCACAGAAATCACGAGGTGATCCATGTCGCACAGTACATCTCTGCTCGATCTGATGGCGATCGCGCAGGCTGGAAAAGAATACTCTGTCAACGCACTGGTAGACGCATCCAGTCCAGCCACCATTTACGGACGGCGGGCATCAACCTGCAGCGGTCTGCAGTGGGGCTGGTACGGCGGGACGCTGCTGGTCGATGGGGTGCTGACGGCGATCGCCAACGGCACGCTGACGCTGACCGCGAGCGCCACCAATTACGTCGAGGCCGATCGCTCCGGAGCGGTCAGCGCAAACACCACCGGCTACACCGCCGGCTCCGTCCCGCTGTACACGATCGTCTGCGGCAGCGCGACGGTCACCAGCTACAGCGATGACCGCGTCTGGGTACAGCCGGAGCACGTCACCAGCAAGGTGACGGTCACCGTCACCACCGCCAATGTCACCCTCTCGGCAGCGCAGGCGAGAGCCCGTTACCTGATTCTCTCCGGCACACTGACCGGCAACCGCAACGTCATCGTCCCCAACCACTGGCAGGGAATCGTTTTTTGCAACAACGCTGGGGCCTATACCACGACCGTCAAAACATCTGGCGGCTCCGGCATCGTCGTCGGACAGGGCAAGCGGGCCATCCTGCTCGCTGATGGCACAAATGTCGTGAGGGTCACTGCGGATGCCTGATATATCATGGCAGCCACATGGGCGTTCCTGATCATTTCCAGTTTCTTCAAAGATTGAAAGCGCACCGATGAACGCACTGATGGCCGACCTGGCACCGTATATTCTGGCCGGCCTGTTCGGTCTGGTGGGATGGTATTTGCGCGACAACGCCCGACAGCACCAGGCGCTGGTCGATGCGGTCAAGGGCATCCCGGCGACGATCGCCAACCTGGAACAGAAGCTCGAAGACAAGATCGACACGCACGCCCGTCGATTCGACAAATACGCCCTGTATCACGAAGCGCGGCTGACTGCCGTCGAAACCCGCTGCGCGATCGAGCACGGGGAGATGACAGACCGCCGGGCAACGGCGCAGAAGGTGGTCAGTTGGCAGGAACGCAGCGATGTCGGGAACGCTGGCGCAAAGGCCGGGCCATGATCACGAGGCTCCAGCCAAGCGCCCGCCCGGCCGAACCGTTCCGCATGATCGACGCGGCGAACGAGCACGAAGCGCTGCTGGCGGAACGGCATCTGTTGAGGTCTCTACTGCGACGCTGCGAGGGCGTGTTGCAGAATGTGGCGATCGAGGCGCGTACCGCGGGAGAGCGGGACGCCATTGTCGAGGAGCTGTTGAGGGATATTTCGGTTGCCACTGAATGATGGAACCGATGAAGCTAGGAATGGTGTTTACCACCCGCAGCACCAAGATGTA